CAAGAAGTTCAAGATCAGGTAAGAAAGGTATATCCAGATTCTAGACTTACTTATTTTAATGTAAGAGATTATGAGCCTGGTCAACCACTTCTTCAAGTAGAAGAGGCAAAGGTTGATAAAGATAAAATGAAGTGCAACAAACCAAAAGCACAAGCAGTTGGAGATTCTCTCACGGGAAAGTCGCACGTAGTAAAGGCATGTAGTGGAGGTGAGGAAAAGATTATTCGTTTTGGTCAAAGAGGTGTAAAAGGTTCACCTAAGAAAGAAGGAGAATCTGAAGGATATGCGGCTCGTAGAAAAGCATTCAAAGATCGCCATGCAAAGAATATTGCTCAAGGCAAAATGTCTGCAGCATATTGGGCAAACAAAGTAAAATGGTAAACAAGATGAAAAGTTTTAAGCAGTTCTTATCAGAATCAGTAACTATTTCTGGAGACTTTAACGGAAATCTTTACATCAACTCTCAACCAGAACAGCAACAGGTTGGAGAAAGTTATGTTGCAGATGTAATGTGGCAAGGAAATTTATATAGACTTGAAATGGTAACTAAGTCTGGTTTACCATCAAAGCAAGAACTTGGAGAGCAACTCCAAGGAGAATACCCAGGATCTGTGGTTCATCAAATTTATCCGGTAGAGGAAAAGAATTTTAATATTAAAAATGCGAAAAGATACCACCCATCAAAATTAGAATGGATTGATTGATAAATGGCACAGTGGAATAAAAATATACAAGATTATTTAAATGATGGAAGAACTTTATTTGAAGTTCATATGTGTGCGGACAAATATGGAAACATTGGAGCTTGTGGTGGAGATACTCAATTTGATTTAAATATCGCTGCTGGAATTACTACTCAATTAGCAAATGTACACAAGTTTGGAGCAGTCGTTACTACATCGGCAATTTATGATACCGTATGGTCTTTTGGTGGTGCATATACATTTCCTTCTTCGGCAGGAATAATAACTGCAATCTCATCTTCGAGCCAAGATGCTCCAGGACAAACAGGAGCACTTACAGTTAGACTTGAAGGTCTTGATGCAAATTATAATGAAGTAGAAGAAGATTTTACTTTAAACGGAACTGTTGGTGTTGCTGGAACTGTAGAATTTTTAAGAACTCATAGGGCATATGTTCTCACTGGAAATAATGATAACAATAATGTAGGTAATATTAACTTTACTCATAGCGTAGGTGTTACTTGTCAGATTGCTGCAGGAATGGGACAATCTCAAGTTGCTTTTTACACCATTCCTGCAGGAAAGAGTGGATATTTGAGATCATTTGCTGCAACAATGAACAAAAACCAAGAAAACACTGTTAGATTATTTCAGAAAAAACCTGATGGTGGAGTATTTAGACTTTGCAGTGAATTAAATCTATATAATAGTAACATGCATACTACTTTTAGTATTCCACTTTACTTTACAGAAAAAACCGACCTTGAAGTGAGAACTTATACCGGAAGTAATGCAGCAGTTTCTTCAATGTTCGATTTATTAATTGTGGACAATGAGTGACGTATACCTTGGCAATCCTTTATTAAAAAAGGCAAATACCACTATTGAGTTTTCTCAGGAGCAAGTCTTAGAATTTATTAATTGTAAGAAAGACCCTGTTTATTTTGCAAATAATTATATCAAAATTGTTTCTCTTGATGAAGGTTTGACTCAATTTAAACCTTACGACTTTCAAGAAAAACTAATTAATAGATTTCATGAAAATAGATTTAATATTTGCAAAATGCCACGACAGACCGGCAAATCAACTACTGTTGTATCATATCTTCTACACTATCTCATTTTTAATGATAGTGTAAATATTGGCATTCTAGCAAACAAGGCAGCAACTGCAAGAGAATTGTTACAAAGACTTGCAACTGCTTATGAAAACTTACCTAAATGGATGCAGCAGGGTATAATATCTTGGAATAAAGGTTCTATCGAGTTAGAAAATGGATCAAAGATACTGGCTGCTTCTACGTCTGCAAGTGCTGTCCGAGGCATGTCATTCAATATCCTCTTTCTCGATGAGTTCGCTTTCGTTCCGAACCATATCGCAGATTCCTTCTTTGCATCTGTTTATCCTACTATTACTTCTGGTAAAAGCACAAAAGTCATAATGGTTTCTACCCCTCACGGTATGAACCATTTTTATAGGTATTGGAATGATGCTGAGAAGGGAAAGAATGAATATATTCCTACAGATGTTCATTGGTCTGAGGTTCCTGGCAGAGATTCTGCTTGGAAAGCACAAACTATTGCAAATACTTCAGAGGCACAATTTAAAGTTGAGTTTGAGTGTGAGTTTTTAGGATCTGTAGATACTTTGATTGCACCATCAAAGTTAAAAACTTTTATTTACGAAAATCCTATAGTTAGAAATGCCGGATTGGATATTTATGAGAACGTAAAAGAAAAGCACGATTATTTAATTACTGTTGACGTTGCAAGAGGAGTGAGTGAAGATTACTCTGCTTTTGTTATATTTGATATTACAGAGTTTCCTCATAGGGTTGTTGCAAAATATAGGAACAATGAAATAAAACCTATGATGTATCCTAACATTATATACGAAGTTGCCAAAAATTACAATGATGCATATATTCTTTGTGAAGTAAATGATATTGGAGATCAAGTAGCATCACTTCTTCATTATGATCTTGAGTATCAAAATATTTTAATGTGCTCTATGAGAGGTAGAGCGGGGCAGGTTGTTGGACAAGGATTCTCTGGAAAGAAAACTCAAATGGGAGTTAAAATGTCTAAAACTGTTAAAAAGGTTGGAGCACTTAATCTAAAAACAATTGTAGAAGAAGATAAACTTATATTTAATGATTACGAAATTATATCGGAACTAACAACTTTTGTTTCAAAACATAATTCTTTTGAAGCGGAAGATGGATGCAATGATGATCTTGCAATGTGTCTAGTCATATATGCTTGGTTAGTTGCACAGGATTATTTTAAAGAATTGACGGATCAAGATATTAGAAAAAGATTATATGAAGAACAAAGAAACCAAATAGAGCAGGATATGGCACCATTTGGGTTTGTAAGTGACGGAATCAATGATGAAGGTTCATTTGTCGACAATAATGGTGACAGGTGGTTTACTGACGAATATGGAGATATGTCCTATATGTGGGACTATCGGTAATGGAAATAGATAGTGATTTTGATGGTCAAATAAAATTAGGGCATTTATTATTAAATGATAGAAAGTGTAGATCTTGTGGTAAAATTAAAAACTTACTTGCAAATTTTTATAGAACTAGAAAAGATAGAGGATTGATTCCTTCTTCATATTCTTATGAGTGTAAAGAGTGTACTATAAAAAGAATTTTGAGGAATAGAAAAAAATTAAATAATAGTTGGGAATATCCCGATTGGTAATATTTTGTTCATGGATTGTTTCCCCACTGAAAATCTTATTTTTCCTAAATATTTTTTAGATAAACTGAGATTCAGGAGAAAATTAAATGGCGACTCCTCAATTATCTCCCGGTGTAATAATCAGGGAGGTTGACCTAACAGTAGGAAGAGCTGATAATGTATTAGATAACATTGGTGCTATTGCGGGACCTTTCCCACTTGGCCCAGTTGAGGAACCAATTGATATTACCACAGAGCAAGACCTAATCAATGTCTTTGGTAAGCCTCTTTCCACAGATGCACAGTATGAGTACTGGATGAGTGCATCTTCTTTCCTCTCATATGGAGGAGTTCTTAAGGTTGCAAGAGCAGATGGAACAAATTTGGCAAACGCAAATGTTCTAACAGTAGGAACAGGAAGCACTGCTGGTCTTAAGATCAAAAACTTTGATGACTATGAATTAAATCATGCTGATGATGCTGCATCTTATATTTTCGCAGCAAAAAATCCAGGTAGTTGGGCAAATGGTCTTAAGGTTGCTTTAATCGACGATAAAGCAGACCAAACAATCAGCGGAATTAGCACAGGAACATTTACTTTTACACCAGCTATTGGTGCAGATGATCTTAATGTAACAATTGCAACTGGAGCTGCAACAACTATTGGTGTTTCTACAGCAAACATTGTTGTTGGACAAGAAGTTGTTGGAGACTCTATTGCATCAGGAACAACTGTTGTTGGAGTTGGTACAGGAGTTGTTACACTATCTCAGGCAACAACTAATACTGCAGCAACATCAGTTGTTTTAGATTTTGGAACAACTGTTGCATCAGGAAATGTTCAAGTAGGATATGCAGTAACTGCACCATTATCCAATATCACAACGGTTGGTGCTGGAGCAACTTCATCTTTCAGTGGATACCTGAAAGCAATTGTTACTGGAGTTTCGGAAGGATCTGTTGATGTTAAGATTCTTTCTCGTGTAAGTTCTACTGGAACAGAAACTGCAGTTTCATATGCAGAAGGAACTCCAGGAAATGCATTCCTTGCAACTAATTCTATTTCATATGTTAATAACTCTGGAGTTTCTGTTGCAACCACAACAATTCCAGCAGGTGGTGTTGTTGATTGGTACGAGCAGCAAAAGATCACACTAACAAATGGCGGAGACGTTTTCTGGAAGTCACTGGCACCAAAACCAGGAACAACACAGTATGCTGCAGATAGATCTGGTAAGAGTGATGAAATTCACATCGTAGTTTTCGATGATCTGGGATCAGTGACTGGTGTTAAAGGCAATCTTCTTGAGAAGCACATCGGTCTTTCTAAAGCAACTGATGCAGTAAGTGCTGTAAATTCTCCAAGAAAGATTTTCTGGAAGAATTATGTTGGACAATTCTCACCAAACCTTTATGTTGGTGACAATCCTTCAGATGAGGGAAATGATGCTGTAGTTTATCAAACTGCTTTCTCTTCAGGATTTACTGTAAATACAAGTGCTCAAGGTCTCTGGAACCTTGAAGCGCAGGATAGAGAATTTAGTGCAATCGGAAACCAACTTTATACATTAGGTGGTGGTGTTGATTATAGCACTTCCGGTGGAATGAAGGCAGAATTAAGTTCAGTTATTACTGCATACAACTTATTCTCAAACAGAGATGAAATTGCAGTTGACTTCTTAATTCAAGGACCTAGTGGTGGTGATGATATTTATCAATCACAAGCAAAGGCAGCTCAACTGATTTCTATTGCAAATCAGAGAAAGGATTGTATTGCTGTTATTTCTCCACATAGACAAGGTGTTGTTGATCAAACAAATACAGATACTCAAACAGAAAATATTATTGAATTCTTCAGCGGTGTTAATAGTTCACTAGCTTCTTCTTCATATGCAGTATTTGATAGTGGATATAAGTATACTTATGATAGATTCAACAATAGATTCCGCTATCTCCCTTGTAATCCAGATGTTGCTGGATTGATGGTTAGAACAGGAATCAATTCATATCCTTGGTTCTCACCTGCTGGACAGCAGAGAGGAATTTTGAATAATGCAGTTAAACTTGCATACAATCCAAGTAAGGCACAAAGAGATCGCCTGTATCCACAAAGAGTTAATGCAATCATTAACCAACCTGGTGTAGGAATTCTACTCTTTGGTGATAAGACTGCATTGGGTTATGCATCGGCGTTTGATAGAATCAACGTTCGTCGCTTGTTCCTTACTGTTGAGCAAGCAATTGAGAGAAGTGCACAAGCACAACTGTTCGAACTCAACGATGAATTAACAAGGGCAAACTTTGTTAACATTGTTGAACCATATCTTCGTGACGTCCAAGCTAAGAGAGGTATCTTTGACTTCCTCGTAGTTTGTGATGCATCAAATAATACTCCTGATGTTATCGATAATAACGAGTTTAGAGCAGACATTTATCTGAAGCCAACCAAGTCTATTAACTATGTAACTCTCACCTTTGTTGCAACACGCACAGGTGTAAGTTTTGAAGAAGTTGCTGGCAGAGCTTGATTAGATAAATTAATTACAGAAGGAGGACTCAAAAATGGCTACGTACAGAACTATTACAGGATTTAAAGCCGCCCTCTCAGGGGGCGGTGCAAGACCCAATCTATTTGAAGTAAGTATTCCCAACTTCCCTGTTGGTGGTTGGGACGATATTGAATTCAACTTTATGTGTAAGGCAGCAGCTCTGCCTGCTTCAAATATGGCACCAATTGAAGTTCCTTTTAGAGGAAGAATCTTCAAGGTTGCTGGAGACAGAACATTTGATACTTGGACAGTTACCGTTATCAACGATGAAGATTTCATCTTAAGAAGTGCATTCGAAAGATGGATGAACTTGATGAGCAAACTTGATAACAATACTGGCGCAACCAACCCAGCAGCTTACATGGTAAATGCCAATGTAAGTCAACTTGGAAGAGGTGCTTCTCAAGGAAGATTCTCTGAAAATAATGATCCATCAGTAGATGTAGTTGCTGGTGGTGGTGTTGTTCCACTGAGAACATATCAATTTATTGATATTTTCCCAACTAATGTATCAGCAATTGACCTTTCATACGAAAGTTCAGATACTATTGAGGAGTACACTGTTGAATTCCAGGTTCAGTACTGGACTGCTGGAGCAGTTGGAGATCAAACTGGCGATCTTATTGAGTGATAAATAGTAAAGATAAAATCTTTAGAATTTAATTATGGCAAAACTTTTTGGTTTTTCTATCGAAGATAGTAATAAACCAGAATCAAAAACAACATTATCCCCCGTTCCCACTAATAGTGAGGACGGGGTTGACCATTATTTGAGTTCTGGTTTTTTTGGTACGACTATAGATATTGAAGGTGTCTATAGGACTGAATCAGAACTAATTAGAAAATATAGAGAGATGGCACTTCATCCAGAAGTGGATAGTGCTATCGAAGATATTGTTAATGAAGCAATCGTTTCTGATTCTGATGATTCTCCAGTCCAAATAGAGTTGTCAAATTTAAATGCTAGTGAAGGTCTCAAAAAAAGAATTAGAGAAGAGTTTAAATATATTCTACAACTATTAGACTTCAACAAGAAGTGTCACGAGATTTATAGAAATTGGTATATTGATGGTAGACTTTATTATCATAAAGTAATTGATCTAAAGAATCCGACAGAAGGAATTCAAGAGTTAAGATATATTGATTCCCTCAAAATAAGATATGTAAGGCATCAAAAGAAGGATAAAAATAATTTTATCGGATCAAACAATAATATAAATTTAGCGTTTCCTCAAATAGAAGAGTATTTTATTTACAATCCAAAAGGAAATAATAAGAGCTCAAGTACTTTATCAAATACATCTTTTACAGATGGCAATATCAAATTTGCAAAAGATTCAATTACATATTGCACATCAGGATTAATTGATAGAAATAAAGGAATTTGCCTTTCATATCTGAATAAAGCAATCAAGTCACTCAATCAACTCAGAATGATTGAAGACTCTTTGGTCATTTACAGATTGTCAAGAGCACCAGAACGTAGAATTTTCTACATTGATGTTGGCAATCTTCCAAAGGTAAAGGCAGAACAATATCTTCGTGATGTTATGATGCGTTATCGTAACAAACTTGTATATGATGCTAATACTGGAGAAATCCGAGATGACAAAAAGTATATGAGTATGCTTGAAGATTTCTGGCTTCCAAGAAGAGAAGGTGGTAGAGGAACTGAAATCTCAACACTTCCCGGCGGTCAAAATCTCGGGGAGTTAACAGATGTAGACTATTTCAAAAAGAAACTATATCGCTCACTAAATGTTCCACCGACAAGAATGGAAGGAGAAGGTGGATTTAATCTTGGCCGTTCTTCTGAAATCCTGAGAGACGAACTTAAGTTCACTAAGTTTGTTGGTCGATTAAGAATGAGATTTTCAAATATATTTAATGACATTTTGAAGACTCAACTTATTCTTAAAAATATTATTACCCCAGAAGACTGGGAGAAAATGCAAGAACATATTCAATATGACTTCTTATATGACAATCATTTCTCAGAACTTAAAGAAGCAGAACTTATTACAGATAGACTTAATCTTGTAGCAACTGCAGAACCATACATTGGAAAGTATTATTCTCAAGATTTTGTAAGACGTAAGATTCTTCGTCAAACAGATCAGGAAATTATTGATCAAGATAAGCAGATTGAATATGAAATTGAGAATGGAATTATTCCAGATCCTAATGCTCCACCACCAGAAGAAATGGGAGAAGACCCTGGAATGGGAATGGACTTAGGTGCTCCAATCACAGATCCGGAAGAAAATTCAGCAGTTGTTGAACCTCCAAAGGGTGGAGAGATATAAATAGCATTATTGTAATTTAATTATTAACAATGGATAATCTTGTAGATATGATTGTTTCCGATGAATCAGCATCGGAAATTAGTGACAAAATCAAAGAGATTTTGTTTACAAAGGCATCTGAAAGAGTGGATTCACTAAGACCTCAAGTCGCATCCACTCTCTTCAGCGACGAAACTGAATCATAAGAGTAAAATGCCATATATTCGTCACGACGAAAATAATAATCCTGTTGTATCACAACCAGGATTTACAACGGTAGTTGCTTTTGGTTCGACGGAGGGGTGGTCAACTGTAACCTATGAAGATTGGAATGCTGATTATATTGCTTATGATTATAACAGTCCAGCAGGCATAGGAACTAGAACTCCAGCATCATATCAGAGATATAGATACGATCCTGTAACTGGAATAAATACTGCTGTCTCTGTTGGAGTATATCAAAGACACGATGAAAATAATGTTGCGATATACACATAATAAATATAAATAACGAACCAATAAATCCAATGAAACTAATTAGAGAAGAAATAGAAAAAGTACAGGTTCTTACCGAAGAAAAAAACGGTAAGAAAAATCTTTTTATCGAAGGAATTTTCCTACAGAGCGAGTGTGTAAATCGCAATGGTAGGATGTATCCTTTTTCTATTATGCAAAAGGAAGTTAATAGATATAATGAAAGTTATGTTAAAAAAGGAAGAGCACTTGGAGAACTTGGTCACCCAGATGGTCCAACCGTAAATCTGGATAGAGTTTCTCACAAAATTGTTGCTCTTGAGCAGAAAGGAAATAATTGGGTTGGAAAAGCACAAATCCTTTCAACTCCAATGGGTAAGATTGCAGAAGCACTTTTATCTGATGGAGTTTCTTTAGGAGTTTCTTCTCGTGGTATTGGTTCGCTAAGAGAAAATAACAAAGGTTATAAAGAAGTCGGTGAAGATTTTATGTTAGCAACTGCTGCTGATATAGTTGCCGATCCTTCCGCACCTGACGCTTTTGTTCAGGGAATTATGGAAGGAAAAGAGTGGGTATGGGAAGGAGGAATTCTTCGTGAAAAATATGCACAACAAACTATGGATCAAATTAATACATTTTCATCTCAAAGAAATTTGGATGAACATAAAGTTGAATTGTTCCAAAATTTCCTAAATTCCCTGTGATAAGTGGAATTTATCATTTTATAAATAAATATAGATTTAAGTACAGGTAAAACGGAGAGTTCAAATGTCTCGTGGAGATTTACAAGAAATGGAAGTAGGCACTAAGCAATCCAGAACCGCTGTAAATGCTAATGCAAAACCAGCTGGTTCTGCAGATGCTGATGCATCTGGAGTTTCAACTCCTGGTCAAACAGGTAACTGGGAAGATCTAGGCGGACCTACTCCAGATAACTATAAGAATGATGATGACTCTGCAAAGATCAAAGATCCCGCAGCTACCCTCAAAACTGTTAAAGATGCTGTAAATGCAAAAGCAAAAGCAGCAGAAGCAATGAAGTCTGGCGATAATGCAAAAATGTCTTATGAAGAGACTGAATTGGAAGATGATGAAGTAATTTCCGAAGAGGAAGTAACAGAAGAAGAAACTGTTGAAGAATCTGAAGAAGTTGTGGAAGCAGATTCTATTGCTGCGATGAGAGAAAGAGCAGCAAAGAGAAGAAAGCAGCGTTATGGTGCTAGTGACACCAGTCGTGGTGGAAGAGATGATTTCAGACCTTATACCAAGGCAGATTATGAAAGAGGTGAAGCAAATGATCCTAGAAAGAAGGATCAGAAAGAAGAGTTTGAAGCTGAAGAGACATTCGATATTGAAGAAGATCTCCAAGCTCTTCATCAAGTAAATGAAGAAGAAGGACTCTCCGAAGAATATCAGGAAAAATCAAAGATTGTATTTGAAGCAGCTCTAAGATCAAAAGTTGCTCAAATCAAAGAAGCTCTCGATGAAGAGTATGAAGTTCAATTTGAACAGAAGGTACTCGAATCAGTAGAGGAAATCAAGAGCGAACTCCAGGAAAGAGTTGATGCATATCTTGAGTATGTTGCTGATGAATGGATCGCTCAAAATGAACTTGCCGTTCAGGCAGGTCTTAAGGAAGAACTCACAGAGTCATTCCTTTCTGGCATGAAGAATCTTTTTGAAGAACATTATGTACAAATCCCTGAAGAAAAATATGATGTATTAGAGAGCATGGTAGATAAACTTGATGAAATGGAGACAAAACTCAACGAGCAAATTGAAAGAAATGTTGCTCTGAATAACCGTCTCTCCGAGTCGGTTGCAGACAGAATCTTTGATGAGATTTCAGAGGGACTCGCAGTCACTCAGAAAGAAAAGCTCGCTTCACTTTCCGAAAGTGTTGAGTTTGAAAGTGAGACACAATATCGTGAAAAGTTAGAAACACTTAAGGAATCATATTTTCCTAAGAAAACTGTTTCTGAAGAAGCAAGAGTTGAGACACTTTCAGAAGGTGTAGATGTTGCAACTGAATTCCATTCAGATGTAATGAATTCATATCTGAAAACACTTTCAACTGTCGCTAAAAACTGAATTTAATATTAAATCAAACGTAAACATCCACAAAAGGTAAAAGCAAATGTTCCAATCCGAGCATCTGCAGGAAAAGTGGGCACCCCTTCTAAACTTCGAAGGTCTTGATTCAATCAAGGATTCACACAGAAAGGCTGTAACCGCTGTCCTGCTCGAAAACCAAGAAAAGTTCCTTAGAGAGCAATCTGCATTCCAGAATCAGGGAATGCTGTACGAAACACCAACAAACAGCACTGGAAGCAATGCTTCACCAGGTGCTGGACTGGGTAATGCAGGCTATGGTGCCGACGCTACCGCTTCAGGTCCAGTTGCTGGTTTCGACCCCGTTCTGATTTCACTAATCAGACGCTCAATGCCTAACCTCATCGCTTATGATGTTGCAGGCGTTCAACCAATGAATGGTCCTACTGGACTCATCTTCGCAATGCGTTCCACCTATGGAACCGACCGCGATCCTTCAACCGCAACTGAAGCATTCTACAACGAAGCAGATACTACATTCTCTGCTCAGAATCGTGGTAGAAGCTTGGAAGCTGGATTAGACAACAGTGCTGTTGGTATGGGAACAACTTCCCCTCAGGCAGCTAATGGAAATCCTGGTCTTCTGAATCCAATTTCAACTGCAGACCAACTTGACTATGTAACTGGTCAAGGAATGGGTACTGGAGAAGCAGAAGCTCTTGGTAGTGGTGCTGATGGAAATGCATTCAACGAGATGTCATTCTCAATCGAGAAGATTCTTGTTGAAGCAAAGTCACGCGCTCTGAAAGCTGAGTACTCACTTGAGCTTGCTCAAGACCTCAAGGCAATTCACGGTCTGAATGCTGAAGCAGAATTAGCAAATATTCTCTCAACCGAGATTCTTGCTGAAATCAACCGTGAAGTCATCAGAACTATCTACAAGGTTGCTAAGCCTGGTGCTAGAAACAATGTTGCTACTCCTGGCGTATTCGACCTAGACATCGACTCAAACGGTCGTTGGAGTGTTGAGAAGTTCAAGGGTCTTCTGTTCCAAATCGAGCGCGATGCAAACGCAATTGCTCAGCAAACTCGTAGAGGAAAGGGCAACGTAATCATCTGCTCTGCAGACGTTGCTTCCGCTCTGAGCATGGCTGGTGTTCTTGATTACACCCCAGCACTCAATGCTAACCTCAACGTAGATGATACTGGCAATACTTTTGCTGGTACTCTGATGGGCAAATTCCGCGTTTACATTGACCCATATTCAGCAAACACAAGTAATACTCAGTATTACACCGTTGGATATAAGGGTTCTTCACCTTATGACGCTGGTCTGTTCTATTGCCCATATGTTCCCCTCCAGATGGTTCGTGCCGTTGGAGAGAACACCTTCCAGCCTAAGATTGGCTTTAAGACCCGCTACGGCATGGTCGCAAATCCATTCGCTGAGGGTACTCAAAGAGGACTTGGTGCACTTTCCACCAACTCAAACGTATACTACAGAAGAGTACAAGTTAAGAACCTCATGTGATCCATTAGGTTTATACTTTTCTTCCAGAGGGTCTTCGGACCCTCTTTTTTTGTCTAAATAGTTAGAAAAAAATGACAAGAACTCCTTTTAGTGGACAAATTGAAAATAGGAATTTTCTTGCTCCGGTTGGATTTAGATTTACCTTAAATAGAGCACCTAAAGTTGCATTTTTTGCAAACTCCGCAAATATTCCAGATATTTCTTTAGGAGTTGCTAATCAACCAACTTATCTCAAGGATATTCCAGTTCCTGGAGATAAAATGGATTTTGGAGATTTCTCTCTAAGATTTTTAGTAGATGAAGATCTATCAAATTATATGGAGATTCAAAACTGGATGAGAGGATTAGGATTTCCAGAATCTCTTAAACAGATTCACGATTTGCAAAAAGAAAATGTAAATATTAGAAGACAAAATAAATCGGAAATGAATATATATTCCGATGGAACTTTAATTATTTTGAATAGTAACCAAAACTTAAATTTTCAAGTAATATTTAAATCAATGTTTCCATACTCATTATCAACTCTTGAGTTTGATGCAACTGATGATGATATTAATTACTTGACAGCAGAAGTCAGTTTTAAATATATGGTGTATAATATAGTTGATAAGAAAGGAGAGAATTTATGAATTTTAATCTTGAATTTATTCAAGAAATGTGGGAAAAAGATTCAAAGATGGATATTGACAATCTTCATACAGAATCTTTAAATACTCCAGTTTTACACGCTAAGTATTTTGACATTTACAATAATATAATTTTACTAAGAAAAAAAGCAGATCAACAAAAAAGAAATATCAGACACGAAAGGCATCAATATTATTCCGGAAAAGCAGATCCTGATGTTTATATTGAAGATCCCTTTCCCAAAAAAATCAGAGACAAATCTGATATGGAAAGATATTTAAGTGCAGATGATAAACTTTCACAAATATCTTTAAAGGTTGAATACTATGATGTAATGCTAAATTACATTGAAGATATTCTTAAAATGATTCACAACAGAACTTATCAGATTAAAAACTCTATAGAATATATGAGATTCCAATCTGGACTGGGGTAATAAATACTCTTAAGAGATATTATTATTTTTTATGAGTGACGTAATAATTCATAAAAAGAATGAGGTTTACATCAAGTTAGAGTGTGAACCTCATATTTTATATGAACTCCAAGTGCATTTTACTTTCGAAGTTCCGGGGGCAAAGTTTATGCCTCAGATGAGAAATCGTCACTGGGATGGAACGATAAGACTTCTTTCAGTCCACACTGGAGAGATATATGTTGGACTGTTGGATAAGGTTATTGACAAATTAAAACTTTATAATTACACATACGAATTTAGAGAGAATAAGTTTTATGGTCTTCCGTTTGAAGTTAATGAAGAGATTTCACAGGAAGGTGTAAAAGATTATATGCATTCTATTTGCACTCATAAACCTCGTTCTTATCAAATCGAGGGAGTATATAGTGCGTTAAGGTATAATCGAAAACTATTGATAAGCCCCACTGCCAGTGGCAAATCACTGATGATTTATTCCCTCGTAAGATATTATGTGGATAAAGGGCAAAAAATTCTTCTAGTTGTTCCGACGACATCTCTGGTAGAGCAGATGTACAAGGATTTCCAAGATTACGGTTGGGATGCTGAGTCATATTGCCATAAAATTTATGCTGGGAAAGAGAGGGAAACCAAATCCAAAGTCATTATAACAACTTGGCAATCAATTTACAAGCTTGAAAAAACTTGGTTTGAAGATTTTAGTGTTGTGATTGGCGACGAAGCGCACCTTTTCAAAAGTAAGTCTTTGATTAAAATAATGTCAAATCTTCATCATGCAAAATATAGATTTGGATTTACTGGAACACTAGATGGAACTCAAACTCATAAGTGGGTATTAGAAGGAGTATTTGGTCCTTCATATAAAATTACTAGAACTGTTGAGTTAATGAAGCAAGGTCATGTCTCCAAGTTAGATATTAATTGCATTGTATTGAAACATCCACCTCAAAGATTTAATGTTTTTGAAGATGAGATGCAGTATATCATAGGACATGAAAAAAGAAACAATTTCATTAAGAATCTTGCTTTAGATCTGAAAGGAAATACACTAATTTTATTTTCTAGAATTGAAAAACACGGAGAACCACTTTTCAATTTAATAAATAGCAATAAGAACGAAAATCAAAAAGTATTTTTTGTTCACGGTGGAGTTAATACTGAGGAAAGAGAATTAGTTAGAGAAATTACTGAGAGAGAAAATAATGCTATTATAGTCGCTTCTTATGGAGTTTTTTCTACAGGAATTAATATCAAAAATTTACATAATGTAGTTTTTGCATCACCTAGCAAATCAAAAATTAGAAATTTACAATCAATAGGAAGAGTATTGAGAAAAGGTTCAAATAAAGAGAAAGCAGTTCTTTATGATATTTCTGATGATTGTACTTATAACTCAAAGAAAAACTACACATTAAACCATTTCATTGAAAGAATAAAACTCTATAATGAAGAGCAGTTTAATTACGAAATAATCACAATCAGCATATAAAAAAATGATGGAAGAAGACTTTTATGCAACAATTAAATTAAAAACAAGTGAAGAGATATTTGCCAGAGTAATGGCATCTGAGGAAGAAGATAGATATTATTTGATTCTCATTAATCCAATTCAAATATCTGAAATAACTACTAGAAAAGGATCTTCTGGATATAAGGTAGAACCTTGGTTAAAAACAACTAGAGAAGATATGTTTATTATTGATATGGATCAAGTACTGACAATGTCAGAATCTAGTGATATTGATATTATTATGATGCATCAAGAATTTTCTAGAAAACTCAATAACTTTAAAAGTGGTAAACCAAATCTATCTAGAAAACAAGGTTATATTTCTAGTGTAAGTGAAGCAAAAGAACTCTTAGAGAAACTCTATAATAATAGCTAATTGATATTCATCATTGGTGACAAGGCACAGTATACATCAAAATAACTACCTGTGTCAAGTCTTGTGAATATTATTGTTCGGTGATATAATTAACTTTATATATATTTGAGTATTTTATGATTTCTACTACAAATGTGAAGATAATCCAATCCGAACCAACTCCGATAATGACAAAAAGAAAAAGATCGGAGCACTACGTCAATAATAAAGAACTTTTGGAAGCAATGGTTCTTTATAGAAAGAGTGTAGAAGCTTCGTATAAAGAAAAGTTCGATGTAGATTTAAAGACTCTACCAAAGCAAGAAAGAGGTAAGCATTGGGAAGGAAAACCACCAATCCCAAATTACCTTGGAGAATGTTTTTTAAAGATTGCGACACATTTATCTTATAAAACAAACTTCATCAATTACATTTTTATTGATGATATGATTTCTGATGGAATTGAAAATTGTGTTCAGTATATTCATAACTTTGACCCAGCAAAATCAACAAACCCCTTTGCATACTTTACTCAAATTATTCACTACGCATTTTTGAGAAGAATCCAAAGGGAGAAGCGTCAGTTGGAGATTAAGAACAAGATTCTAGAGAAAACTGGATACGATGAAGTGTTCGTGGATGATAACCAGATTGACGGCGGGAACTATTCCGACTATAATAGCATCAAGGAGAATGTTCAGATTAAACTCCGATATTGAATGAAAGTTGCAATTATTACAGACACTCATTACGGTGCTCGTAAAGGTTCTAAATTTTTTCACGATTATTTTGAGCAATTCTATAAAAACGTGTTTTTCCCGACGCTGGAACAGTACGGGATTAATACCGTTATTCATATGGGAGATGCTTTTGATAGTCGTAAGTCAATTGATTATCAAAGTTTAGAATGGGCAAAGCGTGTTGTCTTTGAACCTCTTAAAAAATATGATGTCCATATGATTATTGGAAATCATGATACATACTATAAGAACACAAACAATATTAATTCTCCAGAACTTCTTTTGAAGAATTATCCAAATGTAAAGACTTATAGTAAAGCAACTGAAATTGTCGTTGAAGGTCTTAATATTTTACTTCTACCTTGGATTAATCAAGAAAATGAAAAAGAAACTATCAAACTTATTCAAAAGACACATTGCAAGTGTGCGATGGGGCACCTTGAACTCCAAGGATTTAGAGTTAATCGACAAATCGTCATGGAGCACGGTTTGGACAGCAAACTATTTGAGAAGTTCGATAGGGTCTACTCTGGTCACTATCACACTAGATCGGACAATGGGAAAATATTCTACCTAGGAAATCCATATGAGATTTATTGGACAGATGTAAATGATACTCGTGGATTTACAATCTTTGACACTGAAACTTTAGAACATACTCATATTAACAATCCATATCGAGTTTTTCATAATGTTTACTATGAAAATACTCCAATCAACGAATTTGATTTTGATGAATATGAGAACAAGATTGTTAAAGTTATTGTTCGAAAAAAATCGAATCAAATTGAATTTGAAAAATTTATTGACAAACTCTATGCTTCAAATGTTAATGATTTAAAGATTGTTGAAAACTTTCAAATTCAAGAAGTTGAAGATATTGGACATTTTGAGTCTGAAGATACTTTTTCCATACTAGATAGATATATTCAAGAATCGGAAATTGAGTTGGATAAGTCAACTCTCAAAAATTTGATTCGTGAAGTTTATCAGGAAGCGTGCGAAATGACTTAAAATGTTCATAATTACAATAGAAGGAAGCGAAGATCAGGGAGCATACTCTGCAAAAAGTGAAGAAGGGCACCAGATCCTTTATATGTTTGAACAAGAGGATGATGCTGAAAGATTTGCGATGATGTTAGAAGACAAAGATTTTCCAAAAATGAGAGTTATGGAAATCGATGTCGAAATGTTAATTCAAGCCTGTGAAGGGCACGGATATGAGTATGCTATTTTTACTCAAAATGATATTGTAATTCCTCCTGATAATATAGAAGAAGATGATTTTATTTAAGAAGATCCGTTGGAAAAACTTTCTTTCGACTGGAACTCAATTTACTGAACTTGATTTTGAAAAAAGCAACACCACTCTAATTATAGGAACTAATGGTGCGGGAAAAAGCACAGTCCTTGATGCTCTGACTTTTTCTCTTTTTGGAAAATCTTTTCGGGGTATTAATAAACCACAACTCATCAACTCAACTAACGAAAAGGATTGCATAGTTGAGATTGAATTTAAAATTGGAACAAATGAATTTCTGATTAGGCGTGGTATTAAACCAAACATTTTTGAGATTTATAAGAACTCATCTTTAATAGACCAGAACGCATCTGTAGTTGATCAGCAGAAATGGTTTGAGCAAAATGTGCTCAAGATGAACTATAAGTCTTTCACTCAAATTGTTATTTTGGGTAGTAGTAACTTTATTCCCTTTATGCAATTGTCTTCTTCAAATCGTAGAGATGTTATTGAAGATCTTTTGGATATTAGAATTTTTTCTCATATGACTGTTGTTATTAAGGAAAAGATTAGAAATATTAGAGAGGAAATTAA